CTGCCGGTCTGCAAGTTGTTGCTGCTCGTTCAGCCAACCTGACTACCGTTACATCTACGACTTCAACCATTACCGTTACCATCAACCGTCCACATCTCCAGTCACAGATCACCTAAATGATTGAAGCTGTACTTGATGTTGTAGGGAACACAGAGCCTGACGTTTTGTTGGGTAATGTGCAGCGATCCGTAAAAAGGTCGCTGCCTTGGTTTGATTTTGACGAGTCATCCCAAGGCAGCGTCTGTCTTGTTGGTGGTGGGCCAAGTCTGGTTGATACGATTGACCAGTTGAAAGCCCGTCATCAAAACGGCGCAAAAGTATGGGCAATGAACGGTTCTTACGATCATTTGCAAAGCCAAGGCATTATTCCTGACGTAATGGTGATGCTTGACGCTCGACCAGAGAACGTAAGGTTTGTTCAGAATCCACAACAATTGACTACGTTTTACATCACTAGCCAATGCGACGATGCAGTATTTGATGCGTTGGAAGGTTACAAAGTGGTGCTAGTACACGCCAATACGTCTGGCGTTTATGAGTTGCTTGAGCATGAAAAGGCTCGACCAGTTCATTTGATGGGCGGGTTTACAACTGTTGGCATCTTGTCGTTGATATTGGCTAAGTTGCAGGGGTTTCAGCGCATCTTTATGTTTGGTATGGATTCAAGTTATCGCAATGGCGAACACCATGCATATAAACAAGAAAGTAATGACGCAGAACGTGTAATTGACGCTATGATTAACGATGTGACGTACAAGTGTGCGCCGTGGATGGCACAACAGGTAACAGATTTTCAGAATGTCGTAGCAGGCTTTAGTGATGTTACGATTGAAGTATGTGGCGATGGACTTTTGCACGAAATGGCAAAAGCGATGAGTAACTAAACTTTAAGGATTATCATGGCATTTCCATCAAGAATTATGGGCGCAGGCAATTCATCGTTAACTGCACAAGTAATCTGTGGCGAAGGCGCTGTCGGCCTAGTCGCACTTGGCACAACCGCAGCAGATGCTTTGCAGCTAAACGTGTCAAACAACACGATCACAACTTCAGCAGCATCGACTGGCGTTAAGTTGCCACCATGCGAAGTTGGCGCAGAAATGATTATTCGTAATGATTCGGGTCAGACAATTACCGTCTATCCTTTTAATACAAGTACTACAATGAACGCAGCTGCGTCAAGTGTTACGCTTGCAACGGCTAAAACGATGTTGGTAAAAGCAACTTCCGCAACTACATGGGTAACATTAACAGGGGCTTAAATTGGCTTTAGACAGCGATATTCACAGCGCAGACAACCATTTGCACGTTGAATTTTACGTTTACGACAAAGAACCGTATAAAGAAAAGCCGTTTGTTAGAATTACAGTACCAGGCGATAAGACGAACATTGTTGACCAACCCGTTCGGGAAGATCACAAAAGACGTTTTCCTCGCCAATGGTTGCACTTTCAGATGCAAAACAACAACGCTGAAGTTATTGGCGTACCGTTGGAACAATGGGTAAAAGACGATCCTGAGAACTTTAACGATATGCAGATGGCAGAATTGCAAATCTTTAAGTTCCAGACCGTTGAGCAAGTTGCTACCGCTACCGATAACCAATTGCAGCGTATTGGCATGGGTGCGATGGGCTTGCGAGAGTTGGCAAGGCGTTATTTGCAAGTTAAAAACCAATCTTCTAGTCAAACTGAGATTGAACACACCAAGCAGGAACTTGCTCAAGTCAAAGAGCAGATGGCGGCTTTGATGGCTCAGTTGTCGGAAAAGAAGGTTGGGAGGCCAAAAAAAGAGGAATAAATGTCATCAACGATGCTACAGCTAGTCACCCAAGTTACCAATGAATTGGGTGTATCAACGCCAACTACTGTGGCATCGAATACGAACCAAGATGTAATTCAAATCTTGGCGTTGATGAACGCTGCCGGCTATGAGTTCTTGCGAAAGCATGACTGGCGAGAATTAACAAAACAACACACATTTACCACCGTATTTAGCGTAACAACTGGTGATGTGCTTGAAAACACATATACGATTACCAACATCCCATCGACAGCTGGACTTGATACAACGTATCAGGTTGTGGGTAACGGAATCTCAAATGCTGCTTACATTGAATCAGTTGACTCAGCTACGCAAGTAACGATCAACTTACCCGCTACAGGGACGTATTTAGGCACTTCAATCACTTTTGAAAAAGTCAAGTACGATCTACCCTCAGATTACGAATCCACCGTTCCTAGAACCCATTGGGACAAATCAAAACATTGGGAAATGCTTGGGCCTGAAAGTCCACAGCAATGGGAATGGTTGCTTTCAGGCTTTATCGCTACCGGCCCACGGATTCGCTGGCGTTTGTTGGGCAAATACTTTCAGATTTGGCCTGGCGTTTCGACTAACGAGTTGTTGGGTTACGAGTATCGGTCAAAAGGTTGGGCATTATCGTCAACTGATGTTGTAAAGAATTCGTTTACTGCTGACACAGATACTTGTATTTACCCTGATCGCCTGATGGTATTGGCTACCAAGCTCAAGTATTTTGAAGCTAAAGGCTTTGATACTACAGCGATGTATCGCAACTACATTGAGGAATTTGAGATTGTTCGGGCGCAAGATATGTCGGCGGCTAACTTGTCGTTTGCACCACGCCCAGGCACGGTGCTAATAGGATATGACAATCTGCCGGATACGGGTTACGGGACTAATTAAACATCATGCTGCCATCTATTCCCGTTTTTAATTCGACTAATTTGAGATTGTTGAACCCCATACTCGGTGGCAATAATTCGCTGCAAACGGTTGTCTTGACGTATTTGATTAACTTGTTCAAGCGTCAATTTGGCAGCGGCACAACGTTCGCCACGGTTTGTAGTGCCGTGTTTAACTTTATCAGCATGATTGTTTTTTGGCGTATCCCATCTAAGATTGCTCAAATGATTATTTTGTGGGTTTCCATCGTTATGACAGCATTCCATGCCTTTTGGTCGCAAACCTACAAAAGCCTCCATTACCAATTTGTGCGGTCTGCAAACTTTAATTTTGTTGTTTTTCCACAAACTAAGATACGGACGTTTATCGCCATTGGCGATAGTTTGTTTTTTAATTTCGCCAGTTTTAATCGTTTGAATTTGACCAAAATTAGAAACTTTATACAAACCCTCAAAACCAATTACATTACGCCATTCTTCCACGATAAACCCCATAAGTTAAATATGGGGATATATTAACATGGCAAGCCGACTTGTTCAAGGCGCGGCAGCTCGTGTCCAGTCGCTACCAGCGCCTATCGGTGGTTGGAACGTGCGGGACTCCATTGCAAACATGGATACGCTAGATGCCGTTCAATTAACCAATTTGTTCCCCACAGTCAACAATGTGGTGTTGCGTGGTGGATACACTAAATACTCCACCGGCATCACGGGTCAAGTTGAAACTCTGATGGGTTATTCAAGCGGTGCAACTGACGAATTGTTTGCAATTGCAGGAACGTCGATTTATGACTGTACTGCCGGCGGTGCAGTTGGCGCAGCGGTAAAGACGGGTTTAAGTAATGCAAGATGGGAATACACAAACGTCACAACGCCAGCCGGCGGCTACTTGTATTTGGTCAATGGCGTAGATGCACCGTTACTGTATGACGGGTCAGTATGGACAAATCCAACCATTACTGGCGTTGGGGCAAGCAGTTTAAGCAACATTGCTATATTTAAAAACCAAGTCTGGTTTACGCAAAACAATTCGCTTAAAGCATATTATTTGCCAACTTTGAGCATTGCCGGCGCAGCTAACGCAATTGACATGAGTTCGGTTGCCCAACTTGGTGGGTTCTTGGTTGCCGTGGGAACGTGGACAATTGATGCAGGCTACGGCGTAGACGATAACCTAGTGTTTATAACGTCCAATGGCGAAATTATTGTGTGGGCGGGTACTGACCCCTCAGATTCTACGAAATGGGCGCTAATCGGCGTTTGGAGGGTCGGTAAGCCCGTTGGCAAGCGATGCCTACTAAAGTACGGCGGCGATATGCTGATGCTGACGTATAACGGTCTATATCCTCTTGCCGCAAGCCTGCAATCATCCAGACTTGATCCCCGTGTTGCGCTATCGGACAAGATACAAGGTGCATTTACTGCCGCAACGCAACAATATGGCAGTAGTTTTGGTTGGGATATTATTTTTGACCCACAGCACAACGCTTTGACGGTCAATGTGCCAGTTGCTCAAGGTCAACAACAGCAATATGTAATGAATAACATCACGAAAGCCTGGTGTAACTTTACAGGTCAAGCTGCTAATTGTTGGGCAATCTTTGACAACGAGCCGTACTGGGGCGGTAATGGATTTGTTGCCCATGCGTGGGATGACAATTACGCTGATGACACAAGCGACATAAACGGCTATGCGTTGCAGGCGTTTAATTACTTTGATGCCCGTGGGTACAAAAAGTATTTCACTAGAGCTAGACCGTCGATCTTTACTAACGGCACACCGTCAATATTCATTGGTTTAAACATGGATTTTGACTTGGCAGACACAACTGCGGCGCTAAGTTTTAGCCCACAAGTATCTGCCAAATGGGATACGGCTTTGTGGGATGTGGACTATTGGGCTACAGATACGGTAATCACAAACAATTGGCAAGGCGTAACTGGGCTTGGATATTGCGCGGGGACTCAGTTTAAATCTGCCTCTCAAGGGATTACTATTTTATGGGCATCGACGGACATTGTTTATCAACAAGGTTGGGGTGGCATATAACCCAAGGCGCTGAGATAGGTCATTGGGTTGCAGAACGAGTACAGGGTAAGTATTTTGCAGACGGGTCGCAGGCAATTGGATTAGAACGTGACGGTCAGATTATTGCAGGCGTGATTTACGAGAATTGGAATAAAGCCTCGATTGTGTGCCATATAGCAATTGAAGGACGTATTACAAAAGGGTATTTAAAGGCGATATTTAGCTACCCTTTTGAGTTTTGTAAGGTAAAAAAGATTATTGTGCCGGTGAGCAGTACCCATGCAAAAAGCCTAAAATTAGTTACTAAAATGGGTTTTGTTGAAGAAGCAAGGG